ATGACGCACAGGTACGCAACCTTCTTGATAATTCCCGCTGCTCCTTTCCTGCTGCTCCAGCCATAGTTGGAATCTCCCGGATGCTCCATTGCTTCTGCCTTGCTGGCCAGCATGCCGGATACGTAATCCATTATCATCATACAGGCCAAAATACACAGAACCGGGAATAATATCCCCAGCTTTGCGCTTAAAAAAGCGCCAACTGTAGTCAGCGCCGCTTGAGTTAATACTGCATATTCTTTTTTCATGCTATCATCTCCTTAAGTCTTATTTCGCTACTCCCGGCCCATTGCTTGGATGCTGTTCACCGTTAGCGCTGCTCGGCGCGGTCGGATCCGGCCCGCAGAATGGCCGCCGATCAACTGCCTTCTGGGGTCCTATGCCGGGTCCCGTTTCCGCACGATGGCCGCAATCATCTGCGCCCGGTTCTAAATTGTCATGCTCATTGATGTCGCAGTCCGCTTCATCGTGATCCTCGCAATCTCTGTGCAAATTCTTGTCCTCTTTCATAATTAATTCCTCTCTTTCTTTTTTAAAATAAGCCGCGTAAACGGCGGGTTACTGATTATTTATGTACCGGTAAATTTTGAATATTCTATCAAGGTTTTTCCGGCCATTCTTTTCCAATTGTAAAACAGATTGGAACACTCCGGCCATAGGACGCGCCGCTAGACTCTGGCCTGCAATTTTGGCCCACTGTGCAATAACTAAAGGTGTCGTTTTTGTTTGGATTCATCAGCCAATACCCCTCACCTGTTGACACGCCGTTTGCCTCCCCTTTGTGTATATACCGATTTCCTAATTTAAAAATAGGGTACTGTAGGTAACCGGCGGATCCATAGTCATATACTAATACCGAATTGCACATAAAGCCGTAAACCTCAAGTTCTGTCGGCAGCCATAGATTCGAGCTTGTCAGTCCGGAGTCTTTAGTATTTTCCACGATTTTACCCATTATGACTGCTTGTAAATCATCTGGGAGCCTCGAAAAAACGGAACTGTTCAAAAATGTATACATGCTCGTATCTTTAAAATTATTTTCATTGCTGTTGGCGCGATCATGAAAAGGCACAGCCCCCTGCAGACAATCGCGGCTTATAAAATCAATATGATATTCCGGAAATAATCCCGCCGTCTTTGCTGTGTACATATTTATGCCCGCAATCTCCATGACAAAGGTCTCGGCGCCGTCCTTGGTTATTACGCTTTTCCAGTCGCCTATACTGATTCCCGAAAAGTCACCTGCTTCGACCTTGGCTTTGATCTCCGCCCAGGACAATGTGATTTCCTTGCCGATTCGTTCCCCTTTGTCAAAGGGAAGCACTGTGATGTTTTCCGTCCTGCCCTCCAGTTCATCCACCCGCCGGTTCGTGTCCGCCAGGTCATCAGCCAGTGCGACGGCCCCTTGTCCGGATATAATAGTGACCTGGGCCGTATTGCTTACGGTCGCGTAATATTCCTGCTGTATTTCAGCCGGGCTATAGCCATTGTACGGCGGCATAAAATCGCCGTTAGCACCGGTTGTCACAGTGATGGAATATAACACCTCTGTGCTGCTGTCGCCGTCCTTTTCCTTGGCATACAGACCCATTTCGTTAATATAGTAGCCTTCTGCCAGCTCCGGCCCGCTTACCGGATGATTGGTGATAAGCGCTTTGATTAACACGCTCCGTGGTGGCACTGTGGTGACGCCGGATGGCATGAAACTTTGTTTCAGGATTCGCAGGCCTGTTCTTTCCTGCAAATACTCAAATGTCTTTTCAGCTTCCTGGTAACTGCCCGATCCGGTAACAAGCCTTGTAAACTCAATCTTTGCTTCTCCTGCCTGGGCCTTTGTGAGCAATTCTGCGCCCCTGGTTGTCATTACGGCATTGATAAATGGTTGTGGCATCCTTAATACCTCCTTATGTTTGTTTTATTGCTTCCGGCCTTATTAGGGCCGTTACTGCTCCTGTTGATGCATTGCATTCCAAGTCCACCCGCCGGTCAAGGGAATACCCTTCCGTGATTGCAGGCAGTCTATTCCTGGCTTGCTGTGCTGATCCGGCTGTAATGGTTGATTCCACCCGGCGTTCTGCCCGATATCCGCCCTCAAAGATTGCCGGAGGCCGACTGTACGAGTTCCGCCCTGCGCCAGCATAAAGCGTTTGCCGGATCGTGCGGATGATAGATATAGATTCTAAATGCGACCTTGTGTTTTTGACCTTCTTGATCATCTGATTGAAAAGAGCGTTCATTTCTGGAGTTAACGTGGCGTTCGTTACGATTCGGAACATATAGGGATCCCCGCCATACTCGAACCATTCTTCGACCTTTCCTTCTCCGAACGCTACCGCCACCAGTTCCGCCACCGCCGCCGGTGTACCGGCCTTCTTATACCAGGCCAGCGTATTCTTTATCATCTCCCGCTTGGTCTGAATGTCCATATTTTCGTCATAATATTGTGTCTTCAATTCCAATGCCATCAGATCCAGCAAGTCTTCGTCTAAATTGTCTATATTGGCATATAGGGAAGTCATTACTGAAAACTGGATCGCTTTTGACATCGCCATCCGGAAAGCATAACTGATAGCCTGTACATCAACACTATTTTTCAGGTAGGGTGGAAGTATCGAAATTAGTTCGGCATCTGTATACTTAATCATATTCCAGCCCCCCGTAGGTAACCGTCTGCGCTGCCAGTGACGCCACCGCCCCTTCATCCACTACGGAAAACTGGGGACTTGCTATAACTGCCCGTTTAGCCCCTGCGCTGATTATCTTTTCCATTAGCACATCCGGATTGATATCCCGACCAATTTCTGTTTTCTGCCAGAGGGTGTATTCCGCGACTGCTTCATTAACCTTCTGCTGGATAACGTTTGCGCGGTTCTGATCGCTCTGATTGATGTAGTATGTAATATTCAGGTCGTACGTTACGATCTCTGGCGCTAATACTTCCACCCGGTCGGTCAATGGCCGAATGTCTGCCTGGGATAAATAATCCTGTAATCCGTTCATGGATTCAATTCCGGGTATCACTCCATTGGCCAGTAAATAACGAATCTGAACCGCACCCGGCTCCGGGCTTGTGATACGTACATTAAGGATGTCCGCACTGTATTCTCTCACGAAATATTCATATGAGTCATCAGATCCGGCTGTACTGTAGGATGACGGTGCAATATAGATTCTCTGCCGCAGGGAATCGTCGCTTTCCACGTCCGCGCCGTTCTCTGGCTTCGTGATATTCATTGCGCCGTCGATGAAGGGAACCGGGTCCACAATTGTCTTGATATCGCCAATGTCATAATTGTTTCCCGCAGCACCGGCAACCGTGCAAAGCGCTGAAATATCAACCTGTGTTTCTCCGATCACAATTTCTCCGTATTCCTCTGTAGAAAAATACACGCCATCACCGGCGGTCAGCCTGGTCCCCCGCGGTATCCCGGTGGTGGTATTTCTGGCAGTGTTCATGCTAAACCGGATTGTTGTCGTTGCGCCGGCTGCCTCCTTCCGGTAGATGTGTTTTAGGGCTCCCAAGTTTTCAAGATAATCGGATCTGCTGTACTTAAGCAGTCCCATCTTGCCGGCATCGTCCGTATACATGTAGCCCTGATAAATAAAATAAGCCCCCGTCAAAAGGATTATTCTTCTATCATCTGCTTTGCCCAGAACCGTATCTGCGCCAGTTAATTCCTTGCGTTTGTCCTTGAACCACTGGATCATATCTTCGGCCAACTGATTCATCGAATAATTTTCAATGAACGATATGTCCGGATACTCTTCAATGGCTTTGATGCTTTCACTCGCCATTCTCTTCACCTTCTTCCAAATAGACGCTGACTGTGGTTTTCCCGTCTTCTGAATGTTTGAATTCTACGGAACTGACCGCCACCCTTGGTTCATATTTTGCGACCTTATCAACAATATCCGTCACTATGTCATTTTCCAGATCCGGCGGAATCTTCGATAAATTATCCCACGACAATCCAAGGCCACGCATCAGGGGTAGGGTTCCTTCCGGTATGCTGAAAATATTATTCAGATTCCGCAAGATATCATTTACCTGGTCATTACCTAATTCTGTTTCAAATATAAAATTAAAATGATTTTCTGCCATAGCCTGATTCTCCTTTACCGGTATTCGGTCATTGTCAGATCGATCTGTGCCGAATACACCTCGCCGCCTTTTAATATTATGTTGTAGCTTTCGGACAGTTCAAGGATCATCGCCTTACTGCATATCGAACGCCGCCCAATGACCAGCGGGGCGACAGTTCCGTTTTCCACACATTTTATCAGGGTTTTTTCAATCTTTTTCGGGGAAATTCCCCATGAAGCATTCAAGGTTATTGAAAAAGTAATGCTTTGCAGCTCGGCTCCCAAAAATTCAATTTTGGGTTTTGCTCCGATCGGTGAATGGTTAACCGTCCGGGCCTTTACATCCCGTTTGAAGCCGTTGAAATTTAAAATTCGCCTATCGCTGGTTTCAAATTTCAGGTACGACCCCCAATTTCCTAATTTTGCCACGGCATCCCCTCCCTGCTTATTTTGCGATAATCTCCGCCAGACTGATGCTGCCGGACGAATCGCTCAATGTCATACTGCCCCCGTTAACCGCTATCTCGGCCCCCGGAGCGTCTTCGGCATAGTAAGTGCCTAAAATGATCCCGCTTGAATGATCGTTTGACAGATGGACCACCACAACCGCATCGCCTTTCTCAAATTTCTGTCTTAGCCCCCCAAATGATAGCACCGGCAGTTCATCCGTGGTTATTCCAAGGTCGGGATAGTTTACTGCCACGCCGGTCCCTCCTAGTGAACTGACAAATCCGATTCTTATGCTCAAGACTATTCCTCCTATAAACGCTCAAATATCTGGTATCCGCTGACCGTCATGCTGTGGCCGGAGGATCCGGATAAACTGTGTGATACCTTGTCAACAAAGTACTTGCCGCTGATTCTGCCCATGTCGGTTATCTCAATGTTGCAGGTGGCTACGATATCAGGATTTCCCAAGGTGGTAATTTCAAGCGTTACCGCCTTTTCGTTTTCCTCATTTACCTTAGCGGCTGCTGTCCGCAAGGCCTCTGCCTCGTTGTCAGCTTTTTCATTAATCGTTAAAACCCGCGGTTCCTGTCCGACAAGTACTGTTATTGTTTTCTTTTTTTTCGGGTGTGTATATGATATTTTCGCACCGGTATACGTGCCGTTTAGTGTGCTGTTCCAGGTCCAGTCTTCCAGATCGGATTCCTTAAACTTTGCAGTCACCCCTCTTCCTTCATACTGAATCTTGTCAAAAATAACCAGGGCTTTTTTATAAATCTTAAGGAAGAGGCCCTGGCTACTGCATAAATCATAAAGAAATTCACTGTCGGTCTGTTCGTCCTGTTCGACCTTTTCAATGACCGGTTCGGCGGCCCAATAGTACAAATCCGCCATCCCGTATTTTTGTTTGAATTCTTCGGCAATCTGCTTAACGGTTACTTTTTTCCACAGCTTACTGGCCCTGCATGTCTGAAATGACTGGCTGGCCGGGACGGAAACCCCCTTGATTACACATTTGTGCCCACTGCTTCCGCCCGAATAGGTGATATCATCAAGCGTAAAATTACCGCAGTGATATTCTAAGGTTTCGCCATCCCGATTCCAATCGTTGAAATATAACGTGACGTCCAGATCATGCTCTTTTTCGGGAATAAAGCTATTCATGGCCCAGCCGGTTGCCCGGTCCTCAAGATTAAGAGTGATTTCATCGGATACACCGGAGGAATTATCCGTGTATGATATACTTTCACACGATTCAGACAAGCCGACCTCCGCTCCATCATACAGTATTTTATAACTAACACTTCTTGCTTTAGCCATTTAGCATTGCCCTCCATGCTGGAAAATCGCTAGATACACTTTTTATAATGGCGACATCTTTGTCCGGAATGCGTAGGATTATTCCTGACGGGAACACAAAGTAATTCAATTTGTCCCGGTTGGCATCCATGAGCTTGTCGCAAAGGTACTCATTGCCGTATAGCTCATAAGCGACCTGGTCCCAGGTTTGTCCCTGAAACGTTGTGTAAGTAGTATCTGCCATTATTTCCCCTCCCTAAAATCCGGTGCGTTCGTTGTCTCTGTGCCACTGTTTGATCATTCTGTTAAATTCTGTCTGGGACATCTTATCTGCTTCCCGAACTTCCTGCTTGCCGGCACTGCCGTATAGGTTGTAAATGGGGCTATAAGTAAAATTAGGCCCACCGGCACCCGCTAATTGGGGCTGTCCGCCCATGCCGCCCCCGCCGCCTATACCTTGTAATTTTGACACAAGAGCGTCAATTAATGATGTTCCGCTGTTCTCCCTCACTACCTGTCCAACGATCTGCTTCATCTGGGACCACAGGGTATCAAGGGGCAGTATAGCTTCACTTCCGGCCTCGCCTACGCCTTGTGCGCCAGAAGCGCTTCCAAGAATGGTTGGTTTTGTGAAGATTCCACCTAAAGCATTCCACGAAACATTGAAATTTGGAAGTTTTACACTTCCCCCGTCGCCGTAATTCTCGGTACTGTATGCCACATTGATTACCGGAATCTTCGGTTTAGGGATAGTGATGGTCATATTTTCAAAGGCCGCCTTCACTGCATTTGCCGCTGTCTGCGCTGCTGCTTTGACGGTCTGTGTCATATTGTCCATGGCCGTCTTGGTACTGCTCTCTGCCGTGTCCCAGGAGCCTTCCAGGGCGGTGGTGATATCTCCCCCCATTGTTGACACGGCATCTAAAACAAGGCTGCCGTTGTCGCCGATTCCGGTTCCCAGCGCTTCCATTCCAATCAATCCGGCCTGTCCCATGCTGTCTGTCAAGCTGACGTCAAGGCCCATTCCGCTAAAATCAAAGGAAAATCCTTCCATGCTGTCAGTGAAGCTGTTAATATATGCATCACCGGCTCCAGCTCCCGCGGCGCTTATACTGCCAAAATCAATATCGCTGAATGCATCTGCGGATAATAAATTTGCCGCCTCGCTGGCAGCGGCTGCACTGTCAAGAATCCCATTTGCATATGACTCCGTAATTGCCCCGCCTGCCTGTTCTGCTGTCGTATCGCTTCCGTCACCACTTCCGAACCCGAAGAAATTCAGCACGGCATTTTTAACGCTGCTACCAAGGCTGGAGGCCATGGATAATATTCCATCCTTGATGCTGTTCAGGACATCTTTACCGACTTGCAACCAGTCCGTCGTAATGATAACGTCGATAATGGCCTTGACCAGTTGCAGACATGCCACAAATATTTGCGGGATTGCCTGAATCAATCCGCCTGCTAAAGCAACCACGATTTGAATTGCTGCTTGAACAATGCTCCCTAAATTGCCTACAATTCCCTTTAGTAGGGTAATAATAAGCTGAACTCCCATTTGTAGCAGACCTGGCAACATCTGTGAAATTCCGCTAACCATATTCACGACAACCTGTACTGCCATTTGTAATATCAGCGGGAGGTTGGCAACAATTCCCTGGACCAGACTAATAATCAGTTGGATTCCCATCTGTAACAGGTTTGGCAACATCTGGAAGATTCCCAAAAGCAGACTTCCGATAAGCATGATTGCTGCCCCGATAAGCATCGGCGCATTACTTCCCAAGCTGCTTACCAGTGTCTGCACCAGCGTCATTGCTGTTGAAATGATCTGCGGTAAGCGTTGAATGATTCCGGAAATAAAATTGGTCATTGCCTGCGTTCCATTATTTATGAGCTGCGGTAGCTGTGATGTGATACTCTGGGCAAATTTTAATATGATGTCGATACCGGCCAGAATAATCTGCGGTACCAATGTAAAAAGCCCATTCACAAAAACGCCTATCACTTCCGCAGCTGAATCTGCAAGTACCCCGGAATTTTCTGTTATCCCGTCTATGAAGCTGCCTAATAAGTCAATGCCCATTGACATGACTTTAGGTGCATAGGACGATATGACGCCAACCACTTCGGACAGACATCCGCCGACTGCTCCAACCATTCCGGCCATGCCGCCCTCTTTATAGGCATTACCCAGCTGCTCGACCATGGATGTTCCGAGCTGGGTCATTTCCCGAAGGGGACTGTTCAAATCTTTATAGACACTAATTCCCAAATCTTCAAGGCCGGACTTTAGGATAGCAATGTCGCCATTTAAGTTATCGAGCTGGATCCCGTACATATTCTCACAGGCTCCGGCGCTGTCTTGGATCACTCCTGTTAATTCTTCAAATCTTGTAACATTCCCGTCAAGGCTTGAACTGACGATTCCTGCGATTTCAGCGGCTTCCTGCATACTAAAGCCATATTCGCTCATTACCTCCTGGGCCAGTTTTGCAGCCCCGTCGGTCTCCTGTAAGACATTTTTAAAATGTTCTATGGTTTCCGTGTCTACATAGAAATCATAACCGGCAAACAATAGCCCGGCCAGGTTTGAGGCATCCGAAGCCGTAGCCGCCAGCAAGCCACTAACAGCAGCAAGGTCCTGCTTGTTAAAAACCGTGTTTAGCCATTCTTTCTGCTCCTTTACGGTCAGGCCCTTCATGGCGTTATTGATGTCACCAAGTGTTTCATCAAGCCCGCGCATATTGCCAGAGGAATCAAATGCGGATATACCAAATTTTTTTAATGCCTTCTGTGCCGTGTTTGTTGGGGCGGTTAATCCCATTATTACGTTTCGTAACTTAGTGCCGCCCTCACTTCCCTTAATACCTACGTCGGCAAGGATTCCCAGTGCTGCGTTCAGCTCTGTTGTTCCCCCCTTGAGATCCTTGGCGGTTCCGCCAACCGTTAAAATCGCCTCACCGAGCTGTGCCACATTGGTGTTGGCTTTACTCGCTGTCTGGGCCATCTGGTCCGCAAAAGCAGTTAAATTTACTTCCGTCGCTTCGATTCCCAGAGCAGCCATACTGTCTGTTATCATGTCACTGGCCGACGCCAGGTCCATGGCTCCCGCCCCCGCGAGTCTTAATACTGTTGGCAGCGCACCTGCCGCTTTTTCAGCATCATACCCTGCAAGGGCCAGATAGTTTAGGGCCTCCGCAGCCTCCGTAGCACTAAAGGCCGTGGACGCTCCGCAGTCCCTTGCTGCTTTTTCCAATACCTCGAAGGATTTACGGCCCTCTTCGGTACTTTTATCAAGGAGCATGGTGGCCTGGACCTGGCTCATTGCACCTTCAAATTCCCGGCCCACGTTGACCGCCGCTAATCCCATGCCTCCCACGGCTACCGCCGCCGCAATACTGGCAGCCGCCGCCGCTTTGGCAACGTTTTTTATTCCTTTGCCAGCTTGTCCGATGGCAGATTTAAAGGATTCTTCGACTTTACCAGCGATCTTGATGGCGATTTGCATTTCTTTACCTGCTGCCATAGGCTTCTGAGACCTCCTTTGCTATATCGATCAACTCAAAAACAGACAGGCCCTCCAGATAATCCAGGCCTGTCTGTAATATTAATGATAGATGAATTGTGAGTTTGCGAAGGCTGGCACCATCACGCATGCTTAATCCTCTGAGAAGAAAAAACCCGATACCTTGTTCTTGACCTTCATTGCCTCCCTTGGCGGCAGTGACTGAAAGAACTCTACTGGCATTTTGGTTGCCTTCCCAGAGATAAGGCAGGCATATTCCAGAGACAGTTCCGGCAGTATATTGGTAGTGCCACCGCGCTCTATGATCTTGTTAACCGCGATCATGTCCCTGGCTGCCAAATCTTCCAAGCCGCAAAGATCGATTTTTTCATAGGTCTTACCTTCAAATACAAAAGGCTTGGTAAATGTGACAACATACTTATTTTCTGCGTCACCATCCTGTTCGTCCACGACCGCGCTGTCCACTGTCTGGCCGTCAATAACTTCTAATTCCTTCTTTTCCATTAGCACATTCTCCTCACTTTTTCTAACAAATCTTTGCCGTTTACCTTAAACACGAAGTTGAGCTTGTCCAGCTCAATCATGGGTTTACCGTCAATTTCAATTAAAATATATGAAAGTTCCAATTTGACAGTACTGCCGGTACCATTCCCCAGCTTGGCTTTTCCGCCACTGATGTTTTTATTTTTTCCGCGGACAACCACACGAATCGGCTTGAAATCGGTCGCACCGGTGGAACCGACGGTAAACTGAATAGATCCGCGCAGCGTCAGATCTATCGCTATGCATTGATCTACCAGTTTAAATAAATCTTCGTCCATTTGCCTGAATGGCACTTCTAACTCCATACTGCTAAACTGTCCGATCGCAACTGATTCCATCTCGCCCAAAATGCCGGGGCCGCTTAAAGTTTCCGTGACGGCTTCGAAATCGGGCAGGGTCACTTCGTCTGCGAGTCCAACTAACAGGCCACCCGAGTTGTAAACATTGAAATTATTAATCTTTTCAGGGATATTATTCATACTTATTCACCTCCCAGTGCTGCTGCCAGCATGTCCGGACTGAACTCCAATACATTCAGGATGTCTTCGGCCGGTGTGTACGGTGCCAGATACTGCTTAAACTGAATCTTGCCGTTCAGAACGTCTGTAATCGGGTTTTCATCCGCATTATACACGATTTTACAACCCGCACATTTTCCTTGTGCCACATAGGAATTTCCCCTGATATTCTCCGAGTCGCAAATGGCTTCAATCAGGCGGAAATTTGCCGGATCATCAACCTTCTGAAAATATGTAAGGATGAAACTGTTTCCCCACCACGAGAAGAACCGGCGGCAACAAAACCATCTGTCCTTCGGGTCGGTGGTACCGGGATATGCTGCACTGTTATTGCCCCAGCTCCGGAAGCCATTCTGGTTAATGGCGGTTACCACACCAAAACTGTTCACCACGTTTGCCTGCTCCTGGTCAAGCACTATCTCGGTGCCTGCATCATCATCCAGACACAGGGCGGTGATGGGAAGTGTTTTATTTGAAGCACTTAGGTTTGGTACATCGTCGTTGTTTGCATCCGTGTAGGAAATCAGGGCAGCAAATACCGCACTGTAATAATATACCTTGGAACCAATTTTAACCTTGGGCCACGCCGCTGCAAGGTGGGCGCTTACCAGGCCGGTTCTTTCCTTAACGGCTTTCACATCGGTGTATTTGGTAGCTCCCGCGGCGGTACAATCCAAGTCGACAATGGCCTCGCAAGTGAAACTTCCGTTGATATTTAGGCACTTTGCAGATATGACTGCTGCGACCTCCGGCTCTTTGCTCCATCCGGGAACTACAATTAACCCGGGTGTAAGCCCCAATAATGGGTATACCTGCCGGACCAGTTCCAATCCGCTTTCTTTTCCTGTCGCCACGTCATAACCACCAATGATATCATTGGCAGTAACAAGAGACGGATCAATTTTCACACCGGATACAGAAAGTGAACTTGCTCCCGCTGCATTCCCGCTTTCCAAAATAGTTATAACCGCATATCCTTCCGCATCAAAGCTGGCCACATAGTCAACGTCTGCCTGTAGGCTTGTTTCCCCGTTCTTTACCTCCAGCTTGTCCAGGAGCAACCCGAACACCTTTACAATGGCCTGCTTGTCCTCGACATCATAAGATTCTGCGGTCATGTTGCTTTTGTGCCGGGCCGGATCCAGCACGTTAACCAAAATGATAGGCGCTACGTTTAACGCCCTGAATGATACATCAATGCTTTGGCAGAGGGTATAGTCTTTGAAGTTGTCTGTGTACCCGACTGCCGCTGACGCCTCCGAAAAGCTATAGGCCAAAATTGGTCTGTTGGTTGCCCCATACGGATCCAGTGCCATATTTACCGGGGCCGTACCAAATATTACCTGCAACCCTGCGGTACCGGTAACCGGTGCTACAAGGCTCGTAGGGTTTTCCAAAACCCTAACACCATGATTATACGCCATGTTTGATCTCCTTTACTGATTCACTTTGTTGTATATAATACTTAAGGCGCTCCCGCCTCTCGCAAGTTCCGCATTGGCCCGGGCCAGACCTTCGACTGGCACAATCAATGTATTGATCGCCGGAATCTCCTTGGCTTTTTCCATCAGCGCACTTGGCAGGCCGTTGTTGTATACCGTTCCCTGCTTGGCGACACCCGGAATGTTTGGCCCGATATAAACCACTGTCCCCGATTCCGTTTTGGCAGTCGATTGCTTTGCTGCTGTTTTGCGGGCCTTTGTCTCCGTGCCTTCCGTTAATACTTCTTTAATTTCCGTCATGCAAATTTATCCTCCCTTCTTATTGCTGCTGTTTCCCATATCAGATTCATACCGCCAAAATAAAAAGGATATGACTCCTCTTCCTGTAAGGTCCACGAAATAGGATACTGTATAGTATACTTTCCACAGAGCACCGGAACCTTAGCAAAGCGCTCATAAACTTTCTGGATCATGTTCATGATATCCTTATGACCGCTCTTGTTAAAATTATAGTCATACACTCCCATCAGCAGCATAACGTTGATTGTCTGGGCGCTTGCTTCATCTGCGATCTCTCCATCCGATACCCGTACCAGGACATAAGGATACGGGTCAAGCTCGGTTAATTCATTGACCAGCCCATTTTCCAATTGCTCCGGCAGAATATCTCCCTGGTCAGAAGCTTCCGGCATGGGCAGTAATTGTTTGAAGATATTAATATTACTCAAATCCCCGGCTGGCATGTGAAGCTTAAAACCATCGAAAATCTTTATAAGTTCCGCCGCCAGATCGTCCTGCAAAAAAGATGCCACCATACGCTACCCTCCCAGTACTTTTCTTACTTGTTTCTTCACATTCTTCTTTAAATTCTTCTGAATATTCGGCTTTACAATGCGGTATACCCGCTTCTCATTACCAATCATTTTCGGTATTGAATTAGAGGAAAAAGTCTTTATTGGGAATCGGCTTTCGCCCCGCCTCTGCACCACAGCAACATGACCGCTTTGGAACTTGGTAACAAACGCCTTAAGTGATCCCTTTTGTAAAGACTTCATTCCGCCTGCCTTTAATACTTTTGCTTTAACTATATCTGGGCGGGCGGTCCCTGTTTTCATTGTAGCCGGGCTGACCTTGAAATCCTTAAGTCCCATGACCTTACCAGTAGCGTTTATGGTTGCTTCCAGGTTCCCGGCAGTAGCGTTTTTGATCTTCATAGCCTTGTTAAAACGCCCGCCTTTTACGACATACGTCTTTTGCGCTTCCGTGACAAGTTCCTTTCGGGCTTGCTTAGCAGTTTCATTGATCGCCTTTTTTAAGACATCCGGAGCCTTGGCTTTCATATTTCCCAGTTTCTTCTCGACTGTAGCCAGCATCTTCTGATCATAAGTTATCTCTATCAACTTCTATTCGCCTCCAGATGGATTGAGTAAATACCCGCTTCGTTCATGCTGTCCGTCACAATGAAGGTTATTCCGTCAATGATCACTGGACTGCCCACTCTTGGAAGCGGGCCATAATCCAATGCACTGACAAAAATAAGGGTCTGTTTCTTGTAAATGCCGTCTGTGTTGATCTTTATCCGTTTCTCGCGTTCTGTCAGTTCATTATCGTCAATGATTATGTTCATTTTCTTGCCATTGACAATATGCTCTTCCCCGAATTCGTCCGGATTGAGGAAAACCGTCTTAATATCTGACCTTAATAACTCTTTGAAGCTTGGCCGGTTAGTCATTTGCTTTCCTTCCTCTCTTATCCGGTTCAGGCTGTGCCCCTCGTACTTTTCTGGATGGAACTATTCCAGTTAAATCCGGTTCTGCTCCTGTGGCCGGACATGCATCGCCGGTTAAGCCGGCCGGTGCCGTGACTGCTTTTGCCTTCGGCGGTACCGGCTTAACCTCGGTATCATCCTCCCACTTTGCTGCTTTATTCCCGATCCAATCATCTGTATACCCGCTTGTCGGCAGCTCATCACCGGGCATATATTGCTTGCTGTCAAATAAGATCGGGAAAATGGCTATAAGTCGTTTCATTATCCCGGAAGCTTAACCAGAACAACGCTGTCGCCGGCTGCCGCGGCCTGTGCAGCATAACCGGCAACCACCGGCTGTGTCGTTGTCGTCACCGATCCAGCTGCAGCGTCATAATAAACCGTCTCTCCGGCTCCAATCGCACCACCATCCTTAGGCATCTCAAAAACACCGGTTACAACAATTGACCCTTTTTCTCCTGGCTGCATGGGGGTTCCAATAACGCCCAGCCGGGTCCCCAGCGGCATGATAGTGTTTGTCTCAATGGCATCGGTTGTATCATTTGTGAAGTCAAGGGTTTCGCCCCTCTGCCAATATGTTGCTTTACTCATCGTTTAGTCCTCCTTTTCTCTATGAGATCACTTCACCAGGGTTCTTGTAAATTCCTCTCCAGTCTCTCACGGAGATACCCCAATCTAAATAGATATCCCAGGTAAAACCTAATACCCCAGCGGCCTCCATTCTCCGGACGGTCGGGGTTTCCTGGCCGTTTAAATAGTCAACCTGAATGGATCTTGCGCTTGTCTTATTTGCAACCGTAAACCACGGTGCGGCATTGCTGCCCGCCAGAATATTTAATACCGGAGACTGCACTACACTTAACGGGTAGTTATGCAACGGGTTGATATCATTGTTATTTGATCCGGTCACCTGCGCGGAATGGAAGATAACCGACATATCAAATTCATAGCCAACCGGTAAAACAATGTGCTGCGGGGTCATGTAGATCGCTTCCCCAAACGGGTCTGTCTGTCTCTGCATCATCAAAATCATGGCCTGTATGGCTGCCTGTGATGGTTTGGTGCCTGTCGCCATTAAGTTTTTATGTTTAGGTGCATCAAACAGATTGATACCGTCGTAAATTTTCCCATTGCTGTAAATAATGGTATATACCTGCTTATCAATGGTTTTCTTGGCTCTGGCGGCATACAGACCGGGAACTTCGGTCAAAAAGCCAATGTCGTCATTAATGAATGCCTGGCGGCTCATAGAGAACTGCCGGCCATATGTATCCAACTGCCGGGTCGGTAACAGTTCGGTTTTTGGCTTGTCTGCTTTCAGCTCTCCGTTTTCAGGAACTTTCAGGAAGTCCCCGGTACCACCGATCAGATATTCATGATCAGCAGTCTTTTTAAAGTCCTTCAAACTGCCCTTCTCTGTCCAAATCTGGAAGGTAGTAGGAACTTCGTTGTAAAGATGTACGATACTCTTGCGGATCGTGCTGTCTAAAATAGCCGGGAATGCTGCCGTAGGGTTATAAAATTGCCGGCACAAATCGTTATACATAGTGTCTGCGTCCATCCGTAACAGCGTTCTGGTGTCCTGCCCTTCTCTGGCTAAACATTCAATAGCCAGGTCTCTTAAGTTCATAGCCCGGAACTCATTTGCACCCTCTGCCAAATTCTGAACCGTTACCCCTGCCCGAAGCATCAAGGCATCTGAGGCCCGCTCGCGGAAGGTATCCCCCTCATCTCTGGTAACCTGTACACTTATTGGGGTGCCAGTTGCTCTCATGCCGTTTAAGATAGCCGCTCTCACCTGGTCCATAGTAGATCCATTAGCGATATGCTGCGCCGGATCGGTGTCAAACTCTCGACACAAGGCGGTGACCTCCGCTATACGGCTTCTCTCGGCTGTCACTGCGCGTTGTTCTGCAGTAGCCTGCTGCCCTTCCTGCTGTGTTGCGTCCGGCGGGGCGGCAGGTGCTCCCGTATTCCCGGCCAGACCTCTCTCGGCTGCTTCGATCTCGGCCGCCGCCTGTTCGATCTCACGTTGGGCACTGTCAAACTCGGCCTGCTCGGCCGCGGTAAGACTTCTGTTTCCATCATTCTTTGCTGCGTTTACGATTGCCTGCTGTCTTAAAACAGCAGCATCGTGTCTTTGTTTCGGTGTCATTGTGTTTCCTCCTATAAAAGTTTATTTTTGCTGATTTGAAGCTGCGCCTCATAATATGAAAGCGTCCGCACTCCCGTTTCCAGTGCGCCCGCTGGCTTCCCTCCTAACTCCCGGCCTACTCCCACGGTGGGATCAGCCGGTACGCTTACGATACTGATTTCGTAAGGGGTCCATTGTCTGGCGATATCGCAAGGACCGGTAAACCGGCCATCCGTCGATATCTTGTTAGCCATGACCTCTTCCCAAATATCAATCTTGTATCCAACTGATACCCCTTTAAGAGTCCCGCTTCTGACCTTCTGGAAAATCACTTCGGATTCTTGATCGGTATCAAATTCCACCTCGGCCTGGCCACGGCTGCCCTCGATCCAGGCCCGGTTGATTCGTCCGATCACCTTGTCCCGGTTGTGGTTATACAGTAGGCAGCCGATTTCATTCAGCCGGGTAAGGTCGACTGCTGTTGGACCATGATCCAGAATCTCTTTCCCCCAGAAACGTTCGTACGGTTCTTCGCTGGAAAAAGAAAGAATGAACTTCCGTTCATTCCCGTCACCTTCCAATGCCCTGATGGAAGAAATATTAAGCATCCGCTGCGCTGTCTGCTCCCGTTTCCGTTCCGCCGCCTGTTCCTTCGGTACTGGTGCCTCCCTGGTCAGCAGGCTTGCCTTCTTCCTTTGGGTATAGCTTGCTTGCATCCTTGTCAAAAATTACACCTCCTAACTCTATGCCTTTTTTTCTCGCATACTCTAAAACGTCGGAAATCTCATTAATCTGCTGTTTCCAGTCTTTGCCGTTCTCGGCCGCGATCTGTTGAAATGTCTTCTGACCGGTTTGCAGCGCGATTTTGGTTGCATTTGCTTCCTTGCCCGGGTCGATCCATTTCTTAGGTGCCGCCACCCATTCATGCTTAAAATACTTCTGCTTATCTTCCCAGAAATGCAGAATAGTGAATAAACCCGATAAAACACCGGAAATTATAAAGGTCTCATACACTTCATCAAGGACAACTTCTTTTAATAACTCAATGTCCTCAATATAGGTCTGCTCATCTTCAATGATTCCCTGGCGTGCGCTGCTGTAATTGCTTTGGCTCATATCCCGGCTGGTCGCCTCGTAGCTTAGTCCTTGACCGGCTCCGATGAGCCGTTGCTGTAGTTTAATATAGCTTGCTGCATCAGTGGCCTGTCCGGTCGGATTTACAACCTGGATCTCATCCCCTGCATTCAATTCTTTTATCATGCCGGGGCTGATGGTCTTACCTTCGTAATCCCTTTGTGGCCCCTGAACGGGGCCTGTCGCGCGGCCTAGGCCGGTTGTCGGAATACTTTTTTTTATGAATACAGAAAGACAGGCAGCAATCCTTTCTTTGACACTGACCGCCGTCATAAACTCATTCGCGTCCCGGATCCTGGTAATTGTCGGTGCCAGGTCGCTCATTTCACGGATTTGGGATGGGCGGCGCTTCGAAAAATAATAAATAATTTCTTTTGCTGGTATATATACTGGTTCCGATACCCCGAAACCGTCAATCGTATATTGCTTAATCCAATAGCCCACCGCTTTGTTATGAGTATTAAATTCAATACCGCCTGAAACACGGCAGGTCTTGTCATGTGGTGATGTCCTGCCGATGTCCAGTTCATCCACTTCCAATGCCTGGAGTCTGAAAGGCACTATTCCACCACTGGTATAGCATTTTTTTAAAAGAATTCCGCCGTCTACTTTTTTGCGTTCTACTGCCATCCGTATCATCTGGCTGAGGCTCTGTGTTTCAGTGACATCACAATTTTTACTCTTACACCATTCCTTCCAGGCATCTTCGATCTGGTTGTTAAGGCTTTCATCACTTGTCCTGGCCTGCAAAGTCCACCCCAGTCCTACGACATTCCGCTTGTAAGCTCCGATAACCGAATTGGCCATATCACTGTTTCTTTCCAAATCCCGCGCCCTGGCTCTGATCACATCCCGGTGGTATCGGTCCGTCTGTTCGGCAGACTGATTATATGCAATCCATCCCGAATTCAACCGGTCATAGTTTCCTGCATCATAGTTCCGGATTTCTTCCAGGCTCTTCCGCCATGCTTCGCGCTTTGCGCCTGCTTCCGGGGAAAAGAAACCAATCACATTATCCAAAACATTTCCCATGCCCGCTCCTATCTTCTGTCAAATACAGCCACGTAACAGTCGTCTAACAGATTGCCCGTACCTGCTGCCACTTGAGCAGTTAAGTCATTTTTAATCTTATATAATGTGTTCAGGTCTGCCCGGTTGAGTTGCCGGGATCCTATCTTGTACGATTGCCCGCCTACACATATGGTATATATTGCTTTGTTTACTTCTGTAAGCATCTCGCCTGCTGACAGATTTAGTTCTTCCTGCATCATTAATTCCTCCTATATCCAGTTTTCATTTTGGCTTATCCAGTTTTCTTCCGGTGCATATTGTTCCACTGTCTTTTGCTTCTGCTCTTCCTCTGCCGGTATCGTCTGCAAGTGCAGCATCCGAACCCCCAACGTGTCAGCCGCCGCCATGGCATACACCTCTGCATCCAGATAATGATTATCCGCATGGCTTGTTTTTTTTGTCCACTCCAGACGAACCTTGGTACCATTTTTAACATTCACCTTATGCTCTGCTGTAACTTGCTTGGCGTATTCATCATCACAGCCGTTATAAACCATCCAACTCCCCTGGCCATTGGGTTTTCTCATACGGCTTGCTATCATATCTTTATATTTGCCGCCATCGACGATAACCAGATTCATGCCGTAAGCCCTGGAGCTGTCTTTATTTACGGTGCTTAACTTAAAATGATTCTGCATCGGGTTACTGGAACCTTTGACAGGCAATGCCCAACCGGCATTCAGGGCACAAAAATCATACACATTATCAGTGTCATTGCCACTGTCTATCAAAGCAAGATTGACAATCATCGGTGTTCCATCTTCTGTCATATATTCCAGATTCATTATCTCTTCGGCCTCCGTAAGACCGTATGCCTGTCCATGTGCTATGTTCTGACTTGTGATAAAGTCGCCCCATGCCCGAATTGTCCAGTATACACAATTTTCCTGTACATCGATTCCGCCCGTCAGAAGTTTTGCCCATGACGGCACTATGAGTTCCGGGATATCCGTCTGTCTCTCCATTACGAGTTCTATGCTGGTTTTCAGCTTCGTATCTTCCCAGGGTTCTGCCAGCCATGAATTCACAAAGTTCTGGAGCTTCTCCGGATCATCTTTGCTGTCCAGGAATTCCAGAGCAATTTCTGACCATGTGAGGAATCGGCTATATAAAGAATTGAGCCAGAAAGAAACCTTCCTGGCTTTTCCGATATGTGTTTTTTTTACATCCCGCCACTCTCCCTTTCGGAGCATTGCTATTTTGTCTCGATCTGTAATGCTGCATCCACATTCCTGGCAAACATACGTTGCTGTTTTTACCCTTTCTGCGTTTGATAAAGTCTCATCTTTTTCAAAAATGATCTGATGGAAGCGGAATACGATATGTTCCCCGCAATGTGGGCATGGGATAAAATAGTTTCTCTGTTCATCAGCGGCTTCGTGTATCTGCCATACATAATTGGTTTTTAATGTCGGGGTGCTGCATGTGTATATCTTTTTACTGTATGTGAAGGTCCGCGTTCTTTCTCTGGCCAGATTATAAGGACTTGCTTCTTTCTTGGATGCACCAGGCATCTTGTCAATTTCATCAAAAAACAGATATTTAATTGATTTAGATGATAGCTTTCCCGGGCTTCCGGAACCCCTGAGATATATATGCATCCCTCTGAACCTTAGGTTTAATTCCTTTGAATTATGAGGAAGAAAACGCTCTTTGATTTCAGGTGTTTTTGTTAACGATGGTTTCAGCCGGTCATTCGATGTATCCTTCGCCAGATCATCACTATCATATATAATCATGGTAGGTGATGGGTCATTTACAATAATCCAGCCCAGCATATTCAGCATCGCTTCCGTACCTCCGACCTGTGTCGGTTTGCAAAAGTTGATTTCCTGGATGTAAGGATCATTGAACGCATCCATGACTCCGGCCAGGTACGGTGTTATATCGTTGCTCCATCTCCCCCGAAAGTTACTGGCCTCATCAAGGATCCGGCTTTTTTCAGCCCATTTGCTAACTGTCAGTTTGTCCGGTTTTTTTAGCGTCCGACTTATGACATTTACAAATAAACTGTTCGTTTTTTGTCTTGACCGCTGCCGCTCAATAGATGGCATCCATCATCACCACGCTGTCTTTACTCATCCCCATCCTCCTCATCCTCCAGCAAGTCGTTGATGTCGATATGATCGGCATTAATTTTGACGGGATCGTATTCACTCAATTCATCCAGGGACTCACAGACTTCCTTTTCCAGAATGCCAACAATGATATTAACATCTTCTTCTCCCTGAACCAATGGAGCCACTTTAGTTGGCATTGAAAGTAACCGGTTTTTAAAATTCACCAGCATATCTGTTAGAAATTCTTCGACATCCTTAGCTTCATGAAGCTCCCCGCGTAACCGCCGAAGCTTCAAAATAGATATCTTTTTCTTGATTTTTTCGTGCTCTGCCTGCTCCTTCTCTTTGTCCGCATTTGTACCCCCCTGCGCTTCCGCTTCCAGCTTATAATTTATGTACTCCGGAACGCACTTCTCAAGGCAGTATTTCTTGATTTTATTTCCACTGCCCGATCCATGCTGAAAAAGTCCAAAATCATCTTTCAATTGGCGAATTCTGCGATCGGATACGCCTAAAATCGCAGCCAGTTCTTTCTGATTTACATCCATCTGTCTTTACCTGCCCTTCCCGACTTAAATAGACAACCGAAAAGCGGAAGGAAGTGCCCTTGAAATTTTCATTCTACAGAGAAAAATACCGGGCCTTCCCCGACCCGCATGTGAAATTTTTTACAGGAAGTACCTTTTTATATTTCCGCCTCGCCCTCTTTTGACTCATTTTCCCCATCTGGCGAGGCTGCTAAAAAATAAACCTTGCCTGCATACATGCGGAGCTGGTATAGCTCGCGTTCCCTGCAATCCCAGTCACAGACCTTAACACCTCTCTTATGTAGGACATCTATGCTGTTGTTTATACTTGCTATGAGAACGTTTAGCGGCAGATTATCTAAGAAGCGCTGTGCTTGCATTGCATCAGCAGCCCCTGCCATGTTCTTCTTTCCCAGTTGCCCTCTTCGTTGAGTCCGGTTCATGTACCACACCTCCTTTTTATCCGGGTAAATTTGTGTACGAAAATAGACAGCCTAAGCTGCCTAAATATTATAAAAATATATAAATAACGCTTGACTAGCACGTATTTATGTGCTATAATTAAATCATAGAAAGGAGGTGGTACAGAATGGAAAAACAAATAGGCAAGCTGATAAAAGTGATTCGAGCACTTACACAACTTGCCTTGGAAATCGGAACTCTCATAGCGGTTATCAAAATGATAGTCGAGAGCATCCGATGACTACCGGGGAGGGAAACCTCCCCACCTAAAGAATAACACATTTCCATTCTGAATACAACATGAAGAAAACCATTAAAAACTTTGTAATCCTCATTGGCTCCACTCTCTGGTTGCTCATTATCGTAGTTGGCTTAATTAAACTACTCTTTTAGGAGGTGATGATTTTGCGCTTAAAGGAAATCCGGGCCGAAAGAGGTCTTTCAGTTCCTCAGCTTGTAGAACTATCCGGTATTTCACGCCGTACCATCCAAGACCTGGAGAAGCGGGATGACGGCCGAATATCCACTGCTATTAAACTAGCAGATGCACTTGAGGTTACCTTGGATGAGCTGTGCCGGGACAAAACTGAATAGCTATTGGTAAAGGCGGTGGATTGTATCTGCTGCCTTTTGCCATGTAGTCACCACCTCTCATTCGTTTCGTTTTGGGTATAGAAAAAGAGAAGCCGGTGGGCTTCTCCGTTAATCATTTTTCACTATAATCTTAAATTGCTATAAACGCTCTGTTCGCATTGAACCATTGCTATATATGGCCCGATATGACTTTCTACAGTCCTTATTTTGACAGGTCAATGTGTCCCGCTGCTCATTTGGCATATCTACGTTTCTGCCACCAATGTTTGGTGCCCCACAATATGGACACTTTGGTTTAATATATTTACCCACAATTCTTACCTTCCTTCCATTTTCTCCCATCATACCACAAAATCCGACAAATGAAAAGACACCCACCACACCGATGAGTGCCTTTCTGCCCGGAACGTCAGGATGGAGAATCCAAAACCGGGTTAGTCGACCGCCAGGCTGTAACACCTGGCAGCCGTATATTGGGGAGGAGAATGCCGTTTTACAATTCTTCCAGTTTAAGTCTACCACAGATAAACCGAAAAAAACGAAATTACTTTTTTTCTTTCAAAAAATTACTAACAGCCATCCTGCAGCCATCCGCTGTATACTTCCTCCCCATCCGATGTGCCACCTGCACCCATGTCATATTTTCAAAGTACTTATGCCTTAGCATCCTCCGCATTCTGGAATCATCCAAGCTGTTAATAAAATCGTCCGCCTCATTCGTCAGCTCCAGGAGTTTATCACGAAACCTTTTAAGCTTTTCTTCTCGTTGGCATAGCAGCATTTTTATCTTCTCGCATTGCCGATATTGATAACCTGTAATCCGGATGCTGCCGTAAGTACCATCTTTGCGCGTGCCTTTCACGGAATCAGACACCTGATTGTCGCTCTTCTCAAGTATATTAATTTGCTTTCGTGTCTTCCTTATCAGCTCTTCCAGTTCTGCAATTTCAGCTTTCAAGCTTATGTACTGAATCAGCACGCTCTTATCCACCAGTTACACCCTCTTTCATCCGCGGCTTATAAGTCCGTTTGTTCTGCAAGAATTCCTCTTCTTTTCTCTGTCGCCCCAGTAACTGGCGCATTTTATTTAATGTGTTCTTATGGTTCTGCTCCTCAAAGAACTTTATCAGCAGCTCGTTCCGCATGACAATGTCTTTGTTCTTTCTGCGGTTTCGTCGGCTGCGTTGGAGCTTGGTCGCCACCTTATTTCGCTCGGCCTTGTTCTCTGCGAACTCCATTTCATGTATCAAGTCCTGAAGTCGCTTGTCCTCTTCGTTTACCGTGCCGTAGGCCGCCTGATATTCACGACTGCACGAATCCACAAAGTTTAGGAATTCCTGCAACTGTTCTGCTGGGCTTTTAGCCTGTCCCACCGGCCTCACCTCCTCATAATTACTTTTCCATACCGCTCCCCACCCAGCCGGTACCGTGAATCTGAACACGCCTCTGTGAAGCAGTACGCTGGTTCTCTGGCGCTCCATGTCTTTGTCTGCGGCCCTTTGAGTATGTCCATATAGTTGACCGGTCGCTTGATTTTTTCTTTGTGCAATCTGCTTTACCTCTTCTTCCTGCTGCCTGCTGCCGTTTTTGTTAATCAACTATGATACCTTTAAAATAGATTGACTTAAACCCATAGTCCATTCACCAACAAAATGTGTACAGAATTTTTCTCTTGACATGTGCTATTATATATGTATCAATCCGGAAAGGGGGTGTCATATGTTATCCGATAAAGCTCAGAACTGCTTAAAGGAACTTGTATCTGATTTGATCTGCACCAAGAAAAATGAATTTTTTCCTGCTTGCTTTCGTATTAGCTATTCTGTTTTGGATGAACTTGAATATGAGGACTATATTGAACGGGTTAACGATATTCGTGGAATGATCAAGCTCACTAAGCGTGGATATTACGCAGCTCAAAAGTAAGATTTTAGCCGTGCCTATTGGTACGGCTATTTCTTCTTGCATCCCGACTCTTACCGTAAACTTTTTTATCCTAAATGGTTCAAGTTCTTTTCTCAATGCATGCCTCTTCTGGAAGCCATCGCATTTACCGTCTGCCTGATTGGGCTTGTCGTGCCTAGTTATCAAGCTGCAATGTTCTAATGTTCGCTTCATATCTCCTCCTTAATTTCAGTTTAGTTGTATTTGTAATTAATTACTAATTATGATAAAATTATGTATCATCTATTTTGGGGAGGGGAAAAGACTCTTTGGGGTAAAGGCCGATTAGCTGTCATTAAATTTCTTGCAACTTTATTAACATGCACCTGCGTATTTTCATTTAGCGTAGAAAGAGAGGTTTATATGACAAAAACAAGTGATGTAACAACTCAATCAACTGTTACTAAGATTAGCGTGGCGGCTAATCTTTCTTTCCCCAAAGTAGATGATCCTGCCAAACCAAATTTTAATTTACTCAATTATCAAACTACTTTCTCTGCAATTTTTCCGATAAGATATGAAACTGTTTCAGACTGTGTATGTGAATCATTTGCATATGTAATCATTTCTTCTGTGAGAAAATTTTCATCAACACTCTTGATGTATGTCTTTATCATTCCGATCTCTTCTTCTTTCTCATATCTTTTGAATTCATCATGCCTCTGAAAGCGCCTTAATAATGCCTTATCCAGTCTATCCTGTCTATTAGTTGCAGCTATAATGATTTGCCCATCTACAAGGTTATCTAATGCCTGCATCAATGCAATTACTGTCCTTCCAAGTTCACCATCGACTCCACTATCATTTCCACGAGCAATTCCGATGCAATCCACTTCATCCAGCATCAACACGCATTTCTGTCCTTTGCAATAATCAAAAATACGCTGAAGGTTCTGTGATGTTTTTCCCATATAAGATTCAATCAGATAAGAAAAATTAACATACGCATATGGAAGTCCAAGTTTAAATGCAACATATTTCGCAAACTCCGTTTTTCCAGTTCCAGGTTCACCATATACAAGGGTACTGTTCATATACGGTATCCCATATTCCAGCAGTTTTGTGGTTGTCATTACACCAGTCTTAATATTCGAAAATAGTTTCCTCTGTTGCTCGCCAAGAAAATATCTGGCCTCATTAAAATCTGATACATCCTGCATATTTAGCAATCCCTTTAAATTAGTAGGAAGCTCAAACATGGTTGTGCAGCCATTCTCCAGCAGTTTTTTGTAATATTGGACTTTTCCTTCATTCTTTTTTGTATTGTCTTTCACGCAGCACACCACGGCTGCTTTCTTTGCATCTTGGATTTTATTTTCTGCCAATGCTCTAATTAGAACCAGCATATTATTATCTAAACCCGCCATTTTCTCACCTCACTAAACTTTAATTTAGTTGATTATTTCCATCTTTTCATTGTCGGGAATGCGATCCTTGCCAACACAAGGGAGCAAATTGTATCCATTCCAAGAAAAAACTATTCCCGTTATATTAACGTCTGCATATGGTTCGTCAAAATCAGGATGGCTTTTTACCATTCGCCCTATGGTCTTGTATTCAACCAAAAAGACCCGCACTTCTCCATCTGGCAATACCAGCCTCACCTTATTGCCAACTTTAATATCAATACCGTTTTTATCTTTTAGTCCGGTTATCATACCCTTTTTATACATTTCTTTTCGCCTCCATCAGACTTTAATTTATGATTCTTAATTCTTCAAAATTATCTGTTTTGCAATCCTTGCAAGGAAAAATATAAGGATTGTGAATCGCTTTTGATGCGCCATGAAAAACTCTTTTGTTGTAGTGCTTACATATATGCGGCTGCCTTTTGTCTATCTGATCATCTTCTGTAAGTGATAGATTTTTGCAGTCATTGCAATCAATATTATAATTCACCTTTTCTCCTTTATAGTCAGTTAAAATTAATTTTCTTGCTGCCCCATAACCTAATCGTTATATGTCAGACAAGCATTCATATTCTTTGTACGTTTCTGTTACTGCATCCGGCCCCTCTCCGTATTGCTCGGCACATGCTTTGCTGTTTGGATATAAGAACATGCATGCTCCGTCTGTTATTTCACATCCGTATCCATGCCATTCATCTGCATGGTAAGCTGCCTTACATTTTCCTGCTGCCATTCCATTCACCTTTCCCGGCTATACCGATAAGTTTGTTGTGCTTCATTTATTTGCCACGCTTTCTTTCCTGGCAGCACACCATACCTGCTGCCAGCTCACTTTAATTATTGACAATTTGAACATTTACCATCTTTTATTTCTTCGGGATAATAGTGCCCTCCACAAGCTGCACACTTTACAAATTGGTTTTTACAGCTATCGCAAAGTGGCAGATCTTTGCAGATATTTGGTTCCCTTACGATGCCATTAGTGTCTTTGCCGCATATTATGCATGCTTCCATCTCTCTTCTCCTAACTTATCCGTTAATTAATTTTACCGTGTAAGCCGCTCCGGAAACTCCTGTACCAAATCATCTCCCCATATACCCATCAGGCTTGTTTTCAAAAATACAGGTATATGCTTGCTCTGGCAGTCTGACACTATGTCCTCTATCCAATTTCGCTCTGGCACCACCTTGTTTTTCCTGTTACCAGTTTCGGCACCTATAATCACCCATTTGGCAAGTGTCGGAACGGCATCACCGAGCAGCGGTTCCCCGCTGATGAATACATTGTATTTGTCGTTCCACCAGCCTGGTGTTTCGGTATTCTGTCCGGTGTGGGAATAGCCGTACCACATATTGCCGCCTGTGGGAAGCATCCCCTTTCGGCATAGATCGGCATATCGCCATGGGTTTTTTGTTAAAAACATATAGCTGTGCTGCGGAGCTGCCTCGCAAGCCTTGAAAACTTCTTGTATCCATTCATCAGGAACCCAGTCCCCAAACAAATCGGCCATAGAGCACACAAAAATATTTCTTCCTTTTTTGGCCTGATAATTATCCATCCGGTACCTGTGTAATGTTGGTGCAAATCCATACGGATATGGTGCTTTCTTTCCTCTAAGCATCAGCGGTTCCGGTAATTCATGTCTTGCCGATTGCCTACATTCTTCGTCAAAGACTTCGCTGTCGGTACCGCCGAATCTATTTGAAATACCTCTTGCATAGCAATATTCACACTTGTGCAAGCAGCCCGTGACGGGATTCCACGTGCTATCACACCAGTCTATTTTTGTTTTTTCCATAGTGCTCCTTTCCTAGACTACTGTCATTAACTGTATTACGCAAACCGTAACTGCCCTGTCTGCTCCTGCACAATCCTCATGTTAGGCATTCTTTCCCCTGCACACAATTCTGGCAGGTTGTCTTTTACAAGCGCCGCCGGTATTGGCGGGCAAACTGCATTGCCACATCTTTTAATCTGTTCTGATCTGGGATAGTTCCTGCCCTGATGATCCCGGTCAATTATGTAATCATCCGGAAAACCCTGGCAGCCATACAGTTCTTTCGGCTCCAGCATCCGCAGGCCAATGTCAACAATTTGGTAATCCACTCCTTTAATTGTTACCAGCCCGAATCTGTCATGCGCGGTAATCGTGTCTAACGGGTCTTTAATGTCCTCCGGCGTTCCGTTGCCGTAGTATTTAATCAAAAACGCTCTAACCTCTGCCATGTGATTTATGCCGGTTATGGTATTTATGGGTTCCTTTATATCAGTTCCTACGCTTCGCCCTTGCTGCTGCATTACAAGAGACGTTGTTATCTCTCCGTAATGCTGTCCACCGGCTGTAATGGTCTGCAAAGGCTCTGCCGCGTCGTGACCGATATTGCTGCCTTTCATTTTGATGATATGGGCAGTGCAGATACTATTGTGATCCACTGCCGTGATCGTTGGGAGTGGATCCTGCAGATCGGCTCCAGCACCTTTATAACCGCCATCAAAATATTTTTGTACAAAGGCACTTACCATACCGTACCGATTGCCAGAGTCTATGGTCATGATTGGTTCTTTTAGATTCTGCCCTCTAACTTCACTCTGACTGGTTTCAGAATGGTACTGGATTAATGTTGGAGCGCATAGCAGGTGGCTATTTACGGCGGTTATCGTGCTTAAGGGTTGTTCTGTACTTTGCGGTTCATTTTCGTATTTGCATTGTATCAGCAGGGGTTCTATCAGGCAGTGCTCGTTTTTGCTTACGATGGTTTTTAGGGGTTCTTCCACCTTGCTGCTCCGGTCTTCCGAAAAGCCCGTCTGTCCAATCTGGACCATATATGGTTCGACTATTCCAAATCCGTGCTTTCCTGTTATTGTAGGCATCGGCTCTTTAACATCATGTGGCTTCCGATCTCCCCCGTGATTGCATTGAATGATAAATGGCTCCGGGTTGTCCAATACGAATTTTTTCAATCCCCGGGCAATCCGCTGCATTGTTTTATCGGCAAGCGGACGCTGTGCCCGAACTCCATGCTTACGCTTAATTTCGTCTGCTGTATCGAAAATACTTGGACAGGGACGATTAAAGTCAATTTGTGTGTATGCGCCAACATAAGGTTTTAGTAAGCCAGCCTTTACGTTTTCGCTGTCGGCCGGACCGTGTGTCGGCTCTGGCCAAACAATGGGCCTGCCGTCGCACCTGGCTGTCATAAACAACCTTCTGCGCATGGTTGGTGCTCCGTAAGCAGCAGCCACTAACTCCCTGAATTCCACTTGATAGCCCAGTCTTTCCAGTTGGCTTACAAATTTTCGAAACGTGGCACCCTGCTTTTTCTTTATTGGTCGATGGCGGCGGTTTAACGGTCCCCATGTTTTAAATTCTTCCACATTTTCCAGCATGATCACTCTGGGACGGACTAATGCCGCCCATCTAAGTACCACCCATGCAAGCCCTCTGATATTTTTATCCTTCGGCCTTCCACCCTTGGCTTTGCTGAAATGTTTGCAATCCGGCGAGAACCACGCAAGCCCTACGGGACGACCATTACACGCCTCTATCGGATTTACATCCCATACCGACTCGCAATAATGTTTTGTTGTTGGATGATTGGCTTTGTGCATCTTTATGGCCTCTGGGTCATGATTGATTGCAATATCCACACTCCGTCCCGTCGCTATTTCAATGCCAGTACTGGCACCTCCACCTCCGGCAAAATTGTCAACTACTATCTCTCTCACTTTCGCTCCCTCTCTTAGTTAAACGGCAGGCCGGTTTCCAATCCATCCTCAATCCGCATAAAACCTTGACCGATGTCTGGTCCTGCTGCCACTCCTGCTGCCGGACCTGTCTTCTTGCTGTCGGCAAATTCCTGCTCTTCCACAATGACATCCGTGGTGTAGACCTTTTGACCGGCTTTGTTGGTGTAGCTGCTTGTCTGGATTCGACCGGATATCAGGACTCGTATGCCCTGGCGAAAATACTTCTCTGCAAACTCGCCGTTCTTGTCAAATGCAACAACGTTGATGAAGTCTGCTGTCTGATCCTGCTGCCGTCCTCGCCTGTCTATGGCTAATGTGTATTTTGTGATGGCGATCGGCCTATCGCCGGTGGTATACCTTGTTTCCGGGTCCTTTGTCAAACGGCCCATTAAAATCGCTTTGTTCAAGCTTTTGCCCTCCTGATCTATGTAATTTTTACCGAAGAGTTGTATAAACTCTGCATTTGTGTGTGTTTTTTGATATTCGGCCTGGGCGATCTCCTTTAGCTTTAGTTCCAGTCCCCAGTTGCCGCCGTGCACGCCGGTTGGTTGACGGCGGTGGCATTCGGGGCATAGATGTACTTTCAGGCCGGTACCCTCGGCTTTTTTGCGTGTTTTTCGGCCATAGAAGATATGATGTTCTTCCAGGCAGCCCCAGCGGCCACAGTTATAGCATTGATCCGGGGATGGTGGTTCCAGAATGCTTTTCATATTTCTTCTTCCTGTTTTTCTGTTTTGGTTTTGTTTACTTTTATGCCGCCCTTGGAGGCAAGGCTGATTTTTGCTTTTATCCCGATACCAGTGTCAATGGTGGCAGCAGATATCGTTTCCTCTGCTACCAGATCAGCGATTGTGAAAAGTACGGGGATGATGGTTTCATCAATTTGATCCGGCGCAGCAGCCGGGCCGAACTTGGCCTCGATCGCTTTATGGACTTTTTCCTTCCGGCCTTTTTTGTGGACGTAGTTCTGGGCTTCGTAGCAGTTACATATTTCCGTAGCGGCTTCGTTGCGTTGCTCATCATCCCAGGCACGGATTGTCCTGATCGTTGACATCTGTCCGCAAAATTTGCAGGCGCCGGTATCGCTTTCTATTCCTTCCGGCCATTCTCTTTCCATTTCTTTCAGTTTGTCCTGTAGCATTTTTCCTCCTTATCGCTGCTGAATATGGGCTGCTGCCGTATCAGCCATGTGGGTGTATAGTACGTTTGGGTAGTGCTTTATTGCGTTTGTGTAGCAGTTCCAGTTTTCCGAATCATCGAATGCTCCCATATGCCAGCGGATGCATAATATTTCTTCTGCGGTCAGGTCCGGCTTGATGACTGCTGCCAGGATGCAGGACTTGTCACCGTGGCCGGATAACAGTGTGTTGGGGTTATGTTCTAATTTGCCGTCAGGGCTGATTATGTATTGGTCGCATTTGCATAGATCGTGAAGCATTCCGACTAAGTAGGGACTGCGCTGTTTTTCCCATTCAAGGCGTAGGCGGCGGGAGTATGTCACAAGCAGTTCCGTCACTGTGGCACTATGGATTGCCAGGCCGCCGATTGTATTGCCGTGGTATTTTATAGAGGCCGGGGCGGTGAAATATCCATTTCCGCCCAACACGTCAATTTGATCTCCGGTCAGACCGGCTAATTTTAATAGTTCTATTTCTCTTTCCATTTGGGTTTTCATTGTTTCTCCTCTTTCCAAGCTAATTTAAGTAATATAATCCTCGAACCGGCGAACCGTTCGCCATATCTCCCGACCATTTACCCACCGTTGCATATCCTTGTGTGTCTGATCAGCATTCTCCTTGTCGTAAATCATTACGTATGGATCAAAATGGAGATCGCGAAGGGTATAAATCCGGTATAGGTCCTGCTCTATCGTGCTACCAAAGTTCGTAAGTACATAGACAACCTTCCCGCTCTCGCTTTTTCGGTTGTAGCATTCCGAGAACCTTTTAAAATCTTCTGTCAGGTCCTGATCGGGGTTGTCCCACGCAAGGTGTATCCGCTTAATCCTCATTCGGTTCAACATTTCTATCCGCTCCGGTGTTGTCAACCTAACGTCAATCCCCTGGTTAAAATCCACGACCGCCCTTGACTCTGTGAGTTGGCCCAGCAGGTCTTCCCCATCCCGGCAGGCAAGTATATTCGGATCGCATAGGCAGATATTATCTTGCCCTCCCCAAAATTCCCGAAGGTTAGCAACCTTTACGCTGCATTTCCCTTCCTTGGCAGCTACGTGGCAAAATTCACAGCCACGCGGGCAACCGCGAGACAGGAAGCCATAGGCGGTACTACGTGTTAAGTTCGGGTATATGCTGTAATCTGGATAGATATGCTCAATTTCCGTTGGAAGCAAAGTATCGCGGTCTGCCTGATATACTTCTTTGCCTTCTACCAGATCAATGCAATAGCCGGAACCACCTCTGACGACCTGATAGGCATTTACATGATATTCAAAATCTGGCGTGAACGAAAATACTTTTGACATATATACTTTGTCAAATGGCAGGTTTGGCCAAGAATGCAATGATGGAACATACCATTCCACCGTGTCCCCCTGCCGCCGGTGCCATGCTGATAATTTCATGAGCGGTAAATTGGGGAAGTTGTGGCCGTCCACGTCTATTAATCCTATCCTGATGCCCTCACCACCTTTCCGATCGGTCAAATTTGATTTACATCACCAAAATTTCCACGCCCGGGTTTTTCTCAATAGCGTCATTCACCTTAAACCAGTGCTCCACCGTGTAATCCCTTTTTCGTCCATCCGCAAACCATTTATATGCGTCTTCTGACATAATCATCTTGCGGCCATCATTGAATTTTACGAGCCACCCGCTTTCTCTATTGGAACACACCAGCCGCCTGCCGCACCCTGGGCAACACTTCCATCCGTCGTCAATTGCCATACCACACTCACAATGATAATCTGACAAAAGGGCAACATCATCCAGTTGCTCCACCTTCTCTGCCTCTAACTTTAATCCATCCCACTGCTTCATAACCCAAGTCCTGTATGCATCAATGTCACGCACAAGGGCATTAAGCGCCGGTAGTATCTCTTCCAGTATCCTGCAATCCCTCTCGCTGTACATTCTCAAGCGCACTTCTTGCAACATTTCAACGTCCATTTCAATATCATTTTCATAATCAAGTGCATCGTCGTGCAATTTGGCTAAATCCATCTTTCCCACCTCCGTTGATTTTAATTTTCCCACTTCTGTGCGCTCATTGTATCCGTCTCACAATGATACACTAACTTCATATCGCCTTTGCAATCTAAACATTTTCCACGGCCGGCTTCCAGTATTCCCATCTCATGAAAAATTGACTTGCAAGCATATTGTTTCGCCTGGCAGTGTGGGCATGTAATTGCATACCGCTTCCTGGTGTCGTTCTCCATCTTCGCACCTCCTTAATTAATTTTCCGGAAAATCTTTAAACATATTTATTTGCACCGCTGGGTAATCCTCCCACTCAACGCCAATCCAGTCCAGTGCCCTGTTCCAACCGTATTTTTCTCCGAGATCTGGGTCTGTGCAGCATTCATACATCCAGAAGTGCCATTCCTTATAGTCTCGTTCCCGGAGTCGGTCAAACCGGTGAGGGCGTTCTTCCATGTGTATCCCAAAACCACACATGCTGCACCCTGTTCTCTGGGCCAGTGTGGTATATAAATTTCCATCTTCTTTCTTTTCTATGGTTCCGTATATCGTCGGAATAATGGATTCCGGAAAATGTTCGCCTGCTGCCAGCCGTCCTTCTTCTCTGGCACGTTCTTCATATTGTTCTCTCAAACCATTTTTCCAGAGCGTGTCCATTTCCACAGCAAGAGTAAGGATATCCTGACGCATAAACGGGGCAAACGGGACTGATCTCATAACTGTTTTTCCGTAATAGTTACAGCCATGATCAACAAGAGCCTCTTCTCTCTGACCGCCCTCTGATGCCATCATTCCCAGGAAGGGATAACTGTTGTGCTCCCTGGCCCAATCATCACAAGGCTTTTCTTTGATGTAATAGCAGCACTTGTTTGATACCAGGAATGGTGCTTCAAGGTATTCTGTGCCATATTTTTCATTTGCCATGCCGGCGAAGAGGTATAGCCATTTCTTGGGCAACTGCATTCTGCTGTTCTTGGCAAAATGCCCCTGTTCTCCGCATTCCCCTGTGATAATTGCATGTCTTACAGTCTCGTTATCTTCGGTCGGATGTTGCAGTAGATCAATCTTCCCGGCAATCCTTTTTGAAATAACAGGAAAGCCAAACTCCTGTATTACCTCAACTTTGCTTTTAATAGACTTTACCGGATGTACTCCAAGTGCTTTATGTATCCGCTGAATACTCTTATCTTCTGCGCTGGATACGGATATCGCCGGTACATCGAGACCTACCACATGCCGTATGAACATTAATAAGACAATGCTATCCAGGCCACCTACACTCACATGGGCATTGCAGTCACGATTATCCATTTCCTCCACAAACTCAATTACCCTGCGTACTGCACGTTTTTTCTTTACTTCGTAGGGAAGAGCCTGCATGGCTGAAAATCTGGCGCGGGCTTCTTTTTTATTGCGCTTCCATTCTTCAAGCCGTTCTTTGTCCTCGGCTGACCGTTCATCTAATTCTTCTGGCTCTTCCAAGTTCACAAAATCAAATACTTGTTGCTCCATTCCGCCTCCTTTCCGCTATACATTCAAGACTCCATGAAATCAAATAATGTTGGTACCTCTGTTTCATCCTCTGCCGCCTGCAGGTACCCTACGCCATCCCGGAAGTAATCCGGACTTAGTTCGATTCCATAGCCACAGCGGTTCATTTTTACTGCTGTCATCGGTACTGTCATAAGCCCACCAAACGGATCTAAAACAAGATCACCGGGGTTGCTGTACCGGTTAATAATCCGCTCCACTATATCTAACTGCAATGGGCATACATGCATTTGCGCCCGGCGCCGGTTCTGGGTAGTGTTAAGGGTTCGCATTCGGTTAATATCATCCCACACCTCCCATGTCCAGCTTCCCGGTGCCACTACCATGAATGTCGCTGGCAATTTGTCGTCATGATCCAATTCCTTAGCCAGCTTTACATGCTCCTGATAGTTATAGACGGAATCTCGGGAGAACTTCCGGTAAACTGCTTGCAGGTTGCTCACTGATATCTGTGATAACTCTTTTTTCAGGATCAGCCGGTCCCCACTGCTACGCCAGAATGCATGTGCATCTATCTGCCATTGTGCCCGGGTATAGTCCTCTTTGCTTTTCACAACCGGTTCATCAGCATAGGCAGTTGAACGGTCTGTGGGAAGCTTGCGAAACAACAAGATGTATTCCGGGCAGCCTACTCCCATCTTGGTACCATCCTTGCATTGTTCAGTCCATCCCAGCCGGTAGGTCTGGTTGTTCTCCCGGACCACATCCGTTACGATCGTGATCATGCCGAAATACTGGAATCCGTGTTTCATGTAATGGGTAATACACAAGGCGTGGAATGGTTCCATCGTTGGCATGCCGGTACCGGTTGTATTCCCGAACAGTACCCGGTCCTTAACGTGGATGGCGGCAACGCGGCCGGGCTTCAGGATCCGCAGCAGCTCCGGGGTCAGGAAGTCCATCTGTTCAAAAAACCGGACCGTGTTCTGATTGTGTCCGAAGTCGTTATAATTGGCAGAATATTCATAGTGATTGCCAAACGGTATGGATGTATGGATCAGGTCAATGCTGCTTTCTGCCATTCTCCTTGTTTCCTCCACGCAATCATCGTGAACCGCCGTATAATACTTACCTTCTACCTTCACTGTCTCAACTCCCATCTTTCGCTTTAATTGGTCTGCTTTGCCTGCTGCCGATAATCCATACTTCTTTACAATTTCTATCATCTTGTTTACCATGTGATCATGATTCTTCCACTTCTCCAAGAGAACTTCTTTGATCCGATTCTCATTCTCCATGTATATAATGTCGATGATTACCTGCTCTGTCTGGAGAAAACGATATATGCGGTGAATCGCCTGGATGAAATCATTAAACTCGTAATCAATCCCGATAAATACCGCCCGGTGACAATGCTTTTGAAAATTACATCCGGATCCGGATAGTTCCTTCTTGGTGGCAAAATACTGTATCTTGCCGTCCGAGAAATCAATTACCCGCCGTTCTCTGATGTCATACTCCTGGGAGCCGTAGATATCGACTGCTGCCGGGATAGCTTTCTTGATGGCCAGACGTTCCGCTTCCAGATCATGCCACAGAATGAAGTGAGCCTCCGGATCTGATTCTATGATTTCCTTTGCCTTGGCCACTCGAATGCCAATGCTTTCCCGTTTTACTTCTGCCGCTTCCTTTAATCCTGCTGCCGCTTCCTGAAACAACTGCACCTGGCCATACCGATCTGCTGTGTCACCATACCGGATGGGAATCTCATGCCAGCGTACATCCAAGGCCGGAAGATCATATCCTTTGTCGGGATACTCCGGATTGACATCGGATGGCTTGGTGATGAACAATGCCCAGCTGCTTACCCATAACCAGAACTCATCCTCCTGATTCGGGTACAGTGTCAGGTTATTGGCCTTGGTGGAATCCCGCTGAAAGAACCGTGTAAGCGCCTGACCGGTGTCCATTACCTCCAGATACCCGGCATAATGGATTAACTCCTTGTACCGGTTGGGTGATGGGGTGGCGGTTGCGACCAGTTTGTAAGGTACTCCCTTAAACTTGTCCAGGAAGGTCTGATATGTCTTGCTGCCAAAACTCCGGAGGACTGATGCTTCATCCAGCGATGTCGCCGTGAAGTAGTCCGGCCGGATATCACCGTCTCTGATGCGCTCATAATTGGTAATCAGGATATCAACGCCTGCTGCCAGCACCTCTTCCATGTTCCGGACATATACCGGTGCCGGATAGCCTAATATTTCTACGGCATCCCGGATGAACTCCTGTTTTACTCCCAGCGGGCAGACTATGAGCGCCTTACCGCCTTTTTCCCTGATTACCTGATAACAAAATTCTATTTGCTGTACTGATTTGCCTAATCCAAATGATTCGAATAAGGCCCGGCGGCCGCCCCGGATTGCCCAGGTAACGCCGTCTTTTTGATGATGCTTTAACGCTTTGTTTAATTTGCTTCTGTCAACCTCGAAACCGCTTTCTTTTGCGATTTCTATCTTACTTTTCAGAAATTCTAAATAATCCACTTTAATCACCTTGCGACTGGCCAGTCTTTACCCGGGATTATTGCCTTTCTTATTTGCTTTTTTTCGGTGTGAATTTATAGACATCGTTTTTCTGCTTCCGAATCTGACTGCGTAAACGATTCTGTTTATTTGCCCTGCTCTTGCTCATAAACCCTCCTGTTGTTCAAAAATTTAATCTTGCTATTTCTGCATACGTCACGGTCCGGCGGGGCAGGGCTTCTTGTTTTCCCCAGGGCCGCACTTCGACGATGTGCGGATATTTTTTGACCACTTTCGCCTTCTCCGTTTCCATCACGACATGTACTCGCTTGCCGGTTTCCACGAATGTCTCTTTTTCGATTTTGATTGTTTGTCCTATCTTTAGCTTTCGCCGAAGGTTCTTTATGTCTTTTACGTTCATGTCTTTTCCTCTTTTATAATCTTTACTGTGTGCCGGGCCAGCAGCTGGTCCAGACACTTCCATTGTTCCAGATTCTTGATCTCTTTTCCTTTTGCCGTCTGCCAGCCGTTCCGTTTCCATTCCTGGAGCCAGCCCAGGCGGATGGCACTTATTATGTAGTCGCTGTCTGTGTGGATATTGAGCATGCAAGGACGGTTCAGGGCTTTCAGGGCTTCTATCAGAGCGGTTACTATGTTGTTGTTCTGGGTCGCCGTCCTGCTGCCGGTGATTTCCTTGTCGTGAGTTATCCCCATTTTATCCACAAAGGTCAGCGAAGCCCAGTAACTGCTCGTGTTTGCGGCTATTTTTATATCTACTTCATGCACTGTATCGCCTCCTGTATTTTTTTACCTTTGCTTAGCCCGGTGGGTCACTCTCCCAATCGGTGGGATCTGGGTTTGTTTTTACCATTACGTAGCGTTGGTAAGGATAACCAATTTTGTCAAAGCCGTTGTACAGACTGTCAGGGAGTATGTAGTAACCGGGGCGGGGCTTGGGATCTTGTTTCCAGGTCTTGGCCTTTCTTAGCCTTGACTGGGGTTTTGGAGTGATCAGGTTCCTGCTGCAAGAATACCGTTGGCCAAATGGGTTATCAGATTCACGGAAGGTTGCTTCGGTCTCCTTGATCAGATAGTCCGCCAGGCGCTGATATTCCCCATCCTCATAGAGCGGTACCGCCTGGATGTGCCCGTATTCTTTCCAAATCTTTCGAATCAGGTCAACGGTGGTTTCCCTGCCGTTGTTCTGCTGATTGATGATGAGGTGATGATGGATGGATTTTCTCTTGTATTCGGTGACGAGGATATACTTAAGGTTCCATCCCCGGCGCTTGAACCAATCCCGCAGCTTGTCCAACAATTTCTTGACGCGGTTCTTGGCCTCGTGCTGATCGGGGCGGCACTCTCGTTTGTATGTCAGGATTAGGTGCCAATCACCAGGGCGAAAGTTGGCGTTGATCTTTCGGGCCAGCTTTCGGGCAGCCTGACGCATATTAGCCTCTCGCATCTCTTCCGGTGTCTTCTTTCTCGGCTGTCCTCTGGGAACCCCTTTCCGGCATCCTCTTGGAATACACTTTATAATTTCTATCGTTGCTCCTGCTTTATACTCTATCTGCTTATACTTGTGCATCATATATCCCTCTAAAGTTAATCCTTTTATCGAGTTGGAAAAACCGGCTCAAAGCCGTGTAAATGCTTGACTTTTCCGGTTGCACAGAGTATAATTTAAGTGTGATCTTTTTATACTTGTGCATAAGGCTCCTACATTATTTGGTGTAATGTAGGAGCCATTTTTTTGTTGTCAATGTACCTCTCATGCGGTTACCGGCTCTCTGGTCTCCCGAACCTGGGCGGGTGTCATGCTCTGCTGTTTTGCAGATGCTTCTTTGATTTCGTCCCGGCAGGTGTCGCAGTACCGGCCTTCGCCGGGGTCAAGATAGTAGCCGCACCGTTTGCAGGTGTTCCAGTATTTCATTTTTTTATACGATGCCATCATTATCCACCTCCAATTCATCTTCCAGCGTAACTTTGCCTTTTCTGTAAACCACGTAGGCCGTGTCGCCATTCTTGTCTGTAATCTTCGCAGTCCCACCGTCGCTGTCCATAAACTCCACAGTCAGGCTGTACAGTACAAAATTGTTTTCCAGCCATTCCATGATTTTCAGGTTACGGTATTCCGCTATGGTCTTAGCTCCCTTAATTGCCATCTTGACATTCTCCCTTCAAATCCCTTATACTAAAGGCGTGGTTTTACTTATTATTTTCTGATTCCCCGGCTGTTCCCGCAGCCGGGGTTTCGCTGTCTCCAATCAGCTCGTTAAACAGCATGTCAAACAGTTTGCTGACCTCGCCCATCGTGCAAAGCTTCCCCGGGTCATATGCTGCTTCGTTTCCTATGTATCCGGAAACCCGGCAGAACATTTCCTTAAAGTCCGCTTTGGTTATGGATTCGGCATATTGCAATGCTCGCATTTTTTCTGGCATGACTTTCGCCTCCTCCCTCTACACAATCTGCTTGATAACATCCCGGATCATGGACGTACCGGAGTCCATGGCCACGTTGGCCAGCTTGGATGATCCGTTTGCAAAGCCAGCACGTACCAGCTCATTTTCCGGATAATACACAAGGCTGACCAGATCGTCCAGATTATCGGTCGCCTGCAATGCCGGCAGCAGCAGGTCCAGGATCTCCTGTTTATTTTCCATCCCTTTCACCACCTTCCTGAAGCAATTGTTTCAGCTCCCGGATGTGCCGCCGGATGTCTGCCGTTCTCTCCGCTCCCAGATCAATGCAGATATCATCTACTGCATCATCCAG